AAAGTTTCTTTGATGAAGCTAGCTTCTTCGTATGAGATAGGAACGTCAATGGTAACTCTCAGATACATCTTTGACTTAATGATATTGTCAGTGTCGTCAAGCAGCTCTGATAATTTGATAGTACGATACTTAGGGGCGTTAGGCCAATCTATGTATTCTGGCTCCTTGTCGTTTTCTTTGTCAATTATCATCATACCTCTAGCGTCGTCCCAAGCATCAGCGTAGTTGTGAGGGAAAGCATTACCGATGTAATGTATCTTACCTCGCTTCTGACGTTTGTGGAAGTGACCACTAAACACATATTCTTGATGCTGAAAGTGATCTGCTTTGAGGTCACCGTGATCAGGCATCTGTACCATTGCGTTCATGTAGAAGCTAGGTAGCTCGAAGTGTCCAAACAGATATTTTGCTTTGATTTTAGACATCTTCTTCCATTCGTCGCCAACTAGCCACGGTACAAGTGCAACATCATCTTTTTCCACAATCTCGTTGACAATTGTCACACCAGGTACGTGCCGACCAAACTCAACAGAGTGGATATCACGTTTGTCCTTGTAGTACAAGTCATGATTGCCAGGAAAGAAGAAAAACTGCTCAAATGATTCGCCAAGTTTTTCTAAAATCCGTAGAGATGATTGCAGGGTAGAGATGTTGATCGTGTTGCGATTGTGGTGGTAATCTCCGCAAAAAATACCTGTTTCGCACCCTGCTTTTTTCGCTTCTTCGATATACCAGTCTATGAATTCTTCACAGTCCTGGTTGTGTACCTTGGAGTTTCCTTTAAGGCCAAGGTGTAAGTCTGTGAAAACAGCGGCTTTTTTAAACATTTTTCCTCCAGTTCGTAAGAGTATACCACACTAAGTTGTTGATGTCAAACGATTTTTATTTTTCTTCGTTGTTACGCTTGAGTTCCGCTTCCCACTGCCCTTCTTGCTGTCGGGTGTAGCTGGGATTCAGATCGTTCATCTCAAGGATGTCATCACGTATTCTTTGGTTGGTCTTCTCAATATTGATAATGCGAACAAAGCTGTTCGTTACTGCGGTGGTGTAGTATGCAAATGGATTTTGAGACTTGCTCTCGTCGAACTGCAAACCAATCTGTGCAAGCTGTAGGATAGCTTGACCTCGCATCTCGTCGTTGTACGTGTAACCACGCACGTTGCCTCTAGTCGCGTACCTGTCACAGAGCTTGAGCCACATCTTAGCAAGCTCGTTTGTAGCCTTGCCTTTTTCTTTGTTAAACTTGCCTGTGTCTACATCGCCCTCCCAATGACTTTTGCCTACTAACTGCAAGTCGCTAGCGTCGTCGAATTTCCAATGCTGGAATGGCGGAAAGCTGAGCTTGACCTTAGTGTCAGCAACTGTTTTAGGTTTACGTTTGCGTCCGGGTGCATCTGGAATATGATCAAACGTCATGATGCGAAAGATCAATTCTTCCTTGGTAATATCTTGAGGGCTTACTTCGCAGTCGGCTTGTTTGACCTTTTCTCCGGCAATCTTCCTACGTTCGTAGTCCTGAGTACTCAGTCGTTTAGCTTTATTTTGCTTGGCCTCTTCGGTAGTGTGGTGGGTGATATCAAAGACTGAATCTAGTATGATATCGTATCTGTGGTATTCTGGTTTTGTAAAACTGCAAAAAGTGTTCTTTGATCTGTGAATCTGCTCCAGTATGTCTTTGTTGTTTAAGTAATTTTTCTTTCTCAAGGTTAGTCTCCAGTAATGTATTTATTATAATGTATGTAGTTAATTTTGTCAACTAAATATATGAAATATAAGGAATTTCGTATGACAACCAATCCAGGTGACAACTTAACACCTAAAGAGCAAGCCCAGGACGAATCGGCGCTGTCCACATTTGGCGGCTTTGCCGAAGATGCGGCAAGCACTGCATTCGAAGATATATCAGAGTCGTTTGGGTTTGCAAAAAAGAAAAGATCGTCACGTTTACTAGACAGTCAAAACACTAGATCAAGCGGCAATGCTCAGGCAAGGTTTAAGGTTGATGATCCGGACTGGCGAGTAAAGATAGGAGTACCGAGTCAGTTTTCAAAATCTGGTTTGTTAAAACCATTGGCCAGCAGCGGCAATGCAATGATTTTTCCTTATACTCCAACAATTATTCTCGGGCATAATGCGAGTTATAACAGCTTACAACCAGTGCATACTAATTATCCTTTCCAGGTATATGAAAACAGTAGTGTCCAAGAAATAGTTATTACTGGAGATTTTACTGTTGAAAATGCACAACAAGGTCAGTACTGGATTGCGGTTATACACTTCCTTAGAAGTATAACAAAGATGTTTTACGGTGGAAGCGACAATAGCGGGCAGCCGCCACCGTTGGTGAAATTGGACGGTTATGGAGACTACGTTTTTAACAAGGTTCCTTGTGTGATTACAAACTTTACAGTGGACATGCCGGCTAACGTTGATTATATTGCTGTTCCGATGCAGGCAGAGAACGTAGGTTCGGACACACCAGGCGGAGCAGGTGGTCAGTTTACACAGAACTCGGGCACAGCTTGGGCACCGTCGAACAGTTTGATAACGGTTACTCTGCATCCAACATACAGCAGAAAGCAAGTGTCACAGTTTAATCTTAACGATTTTGTTAATGGTGACTTTATTGTTAATGGTAGAGGATTTATCTAATGGCAAAGTATGCTTCGTCAAGCCCCTGGTACGAAACAGGTGTCACTTCTTTGGGCAGCTTAGATCTGCTGAGAATACGCCCGGTGCCAGCAGAACCAGATGATCTGCAATACGTAATTGAAACACAGTACACATATCGTCCAGATTTGTTAGCCTACGATTATTACGGTACTCCTAAGTTATGGTGGGTTTTTGCTCAGCGTAACATGGATGTAATCAAAGATCCTGTCTATGACATGATAGCTGGTACTACAATCTATCTTTCAAAGCCGTCAACACTAAAGAAAGTACTAGGAGTATAATATGCAGAGGAACCGCGAAGATCTTGAAAGACACCTTAACGAGCAAAATGGCGGCTCAGAAGATGACGGATTCTTTTCGAATTTTACAGGTCTGTTTAGCGGCAGCGCTGACGATAGCAGTAGCGACATTAGGGTTCTAGACAATCAAGCCGACGGACTTAGAAAAGATAGGACAGCGAGTGTATTCAGTAGCGACACACCGTCGCAGCGAAGGAATGCATCAGCAGCTATCAGCACACCTAATAACGAAGTTCCTAACACAGCGTCTGCGTCTACCAGTACTCCAAACAGTGCATCTTTTTCTCCCAAAGACGAGTCTTCGGCAGACACCGCAATCAAAGAGACACCAAGCAAGTTTCGTGTCAAGTCTAATCAGAGCAGTAATGGTAAGCCAGAAGGTAAAGTTTCTTTCTTAGATAATCCGTTGAGAGAGTATGCATCATTCAACTGCATAATGTCTCTAGGAGCACTAACGTCTCAGAGTCTAAACGACCCAATTAACACCTATCGAAAGAACGGCGCGGATTTTACAATCCTAAAGTCAGGAGGCGGCGGAGTCGACGAGCGAAGAGTAACAACAGCGTTTGATGCTCAACAGTCAGGAAACTTAGAATATTTCATTGACGACCTGCGTATGGAAGCTATTCTCAACCCTAATCAAAGAACAGGCATGAGCACAGCAACTACGTTTTCTTTCAAAGTTATAGAACCGTACAGTCTAGGGTTATTTTTACAGAGCTTGCAGATAGCAGCAGGAAAGGCCGGGTTCCTGAACTACTTAAAAGCACCGTTCTTGTTAGAGCTTGACTTTATTGGGTACGACGATTTTAGCAATTCAGTTCCGATTGATATGTCCTCAAGAAAGATTCCTTTCAAGTTAGTAGACGTAAGATTTGATGTAAACAATGGCGGATCAACATACGAAGTCACATGTGTACCGTGGAACGGCCAGTCTTTAGCTGACGAAGTTCAGCGTATAAAAGAACCTCTCAGTATTAGAGGTGCAACAGTAGCCGATGCACTCACAGTAGGTGAACAGAGCCTTACTGCAATAGTCAACGAAAGGATGCGCGAGCAAGCAGAAAAAGACGGCATTCCAGTACAGGACTATTTCATAGTTAAATTTCCGACAGTTGTAGCTACACAAGGTAACGCCAGTAAAACATCCGCTCCTCCAGGATCTGCAACCTTTAATCCTAACGTACAAAGCGGCAATGCAACAGGCAATGCTGTACCAGACCAGGCTAAGACTACTGTAGGACAACAGGGATCGGTTTCTGATTCTAACATCTATCAATCGTTGATTGGATTTGCAACTTCTGACATCAACAGGATTGGCAACAGTAAAATAGTTAACAGCTTTTCGTCAGGATCTGAGCATCCGTATTCTCAGTCAAGCGATGTATATGATGAAGAAAATAACATTGTTAGAAGAAATGGCATAGAACTTCGTCTTTCTGCAGACGAGCGTGTTTATAAGTTTCCGCAGAATATGACCATTCAGAAGATTATCGAAGAGATGGTTTTGATTAGTAACTACGGCGTAGACCAATTTTCTAAAATAGACAATGAAGGCAAGATCACTTGGTTCAGGATTGAGGTAGAATGCTATGTTTTGGATTCGATTATAACAGAGGATAGAACAGGTTTTCGTCCTAGAGTGTTTGTTTACAATGTAGTTCCTTACAAGGTACATGCTAGTGCCTTTGTACCACCTAACAAAAAAGTTCCAGGCGGCATCGCACTACTAAATCAAGTATCAAAACAATACGATTATATCTACAGCGGCGAAAACGAAGACGTCCTAAGTTTTGATATTAGATTCAATACTGCATTCTTTGAAGCCCTGCAAACAGACCTAGGTAACAAAGTTTCTGGAGAAATACTAAACAGTCGTGATAACGCAACTAAAGAGGACAACAGTGTTGAAGGCACCATTGATACATCGGACGGCGACATACATGGGTCTGGAGCGGCTACCGGCAGAGTTAATAGCACAGGGCAGTCGATAGGTGGCTCGTTTGGTATCAACAGAAAGCAAAGTCTAGCTAAGCAGTTCCATCATATTTTGTTGAATAGTGACGCAGACTTGATCACAGCAGAGATAGAGATATGGGGAGACCCTTACTACATTCCGGATACAGGTACTGGTAATTTCACAGATGAGAACAGTGGAGTAACAGCAACACTAACTAAGAACGGGTCAATAGATTATCAACGCAATGAAGTTGATATATCAATCAACTTTAGAACGCCGGTTGATTATAATAACGATGGACTCTTATCGTTCCAGAAAGATTCGGTAGAAACTGTAGCAGGATTTAGTGGGTTTTACAAGGTAATTGACATAGTTACTTCTATTTCCGGAAACCAGTTTACACAGCGATTAACTCTTGTAAGACGTAAGAACCAGTCAGTTGACGGTGTTAGCAAGGTTCGAGCAGTTGCTGAGCAAGCCAAAGAAGATGGTACTAACGAGTCGCCAACTAACAGCAGTAACGAAGGTGCAAGTAGCTCTGGTTCAGGCAATGCAGCAGGCAATTCACCGACCGGTAGTTCTCCGGTTACTACTGACAACATAGGACGTACTTTCCCTTCAGGAGGAAGAGATCCACGTGTAGACACACCAAATCAGTCAATTGAAGAAAGTCGACAAGATTTAGCGCAAAGAAGTTTAACCAACAGAAGAAACAGTTAATATGGCAAGAGAAACTAGGACAAACGCAGAACTATCGTTAAAAGACCTTGGCTTTACGGGCTCAGGCCCGTTTGAAGCGTTAGTAGTGAGCCATATGGATCCTACCTATATGGGCGGGCTGAAAGTAAATCTGCTGAAGAAAAATTCTGCTGGTATCATAAGCGAAAGAGTAGGCAACACAATTGAAGTACGCTATCTAAGCCCTTTCTATGGTGTTACAAACCTTGAACATGCAAAAGCAAACGAAGGCTACGAAAACACTCAAAAGTCTTATGGTATGTGGTTTGTTCCGCCTGATGCAGGCACTCGAGTTCTTGTAATCTTCGCAGAAGGTGACATTTCAAGAGGCTTTTGGATAGGCTGTGTGCAAGACCAGTATATGAACTTTATGCTGCCTGACAGTCGTGCTAGCACGTCTTACACAACTCAAGGGACTCCTAGTGAACTACGAGGGAAAAAGTTACCTACCGGCGAGTACAACAAAAAGACGCAAACACAAGATACAAATGATCCAACACAGAATGCTAAACCATATAACGATCTGTTTACAGACACTCTGCAGACACAGGGCTTGCTAGACGACGAAAACCGCGGGGTAACATCAAGTTCTGCTCGGCGCGAAGTTCCAAGCTCTGTATTTGGCATCAGCACGCCAGGACCTGTAGATAAACGTGAAGGCGCACCTAAAGGGTTATATGGTGAGAAAGGGTTTAAAGCTGACGTATTTGTAAACAGACTTGGCGGCTTTAGTTTTGTTATGGACGACGGTGACGACAAGTTCCTGCGCAAAGGTTCGCCAGCAGACAGTCCGCCTGAGTATTCGAGTGTGGAGAAAGGTGAAACTGGTGGTGATCGTACTCGTCCTCACAACGAGCTGTTACGCCTAAGAACAAGATCAGGCCATCAAATTATCATGCATAATTCTGAGGATTTGATTTACATAGGTAACGCCCGTGGCACAACGTGGATTGAATTGACGTCTAACGGTAAGATAGATATATACGCTAATGATAGCATAAGTGTGCATTCAGATCAAGATATAAATTTCACCGCAGACAGAGATGTAAACATAGAAGGCGGTCGAAACATCAATATGCGAGCCAGGGGACGTGAAAGCGGCGGTGACATACAAATGGAAAGCAAGAATGATACACACATTCTTGCTGAAAATGATATGAAAGTTGACGTCAAAAACGACCAAGACACTAAAGTAGGCAACGATCACAAACTTACTGTCGGTAACGATTCTGACGTAAAGGTCACCCAAGGGTTATTTAATTCAGCCACAAACATAAACCACAAAGCGTCAGCTAACGTTAACTCGGAAGCAGGCGCGCTATTGAATACACTTGGAGCAACCGGCGTAAACATCGAAAGTGGCTCAGGCCCATTGAACGTGCTATCGGGCGCAATTTTAAATCTTAACGGATCTAGCAATGTTAATATACTAGGACCGTTAGTTGCAATCGACAGCGTAGTATCGTTGTCAGGCGGTGCAGCAGGACCTGCTAGCCCTGCTAGCCCTGCTCAAGATGCAATCGAAGCTCGCGAATTTGAGCCTTTATTAGTACACAATAACAGTCAAGTAATTCCTAGTGATATGTCTGTAACATCTGTGGAATCTATCGTTAAACGCATGCCAGGACACGAGCCGTGGGCACATCACGAAAATCTAAAGCCTATGAGCTTTACTCCTGAGAAGACAGATATAACAGTAGAAGAGAACATAACAGACGTTGATTTAGTAATAACAACAGATACCTTCCGCAAAGCAAACGACGGCCAACAGACTCAATCGTTGCCAGGCGCTCAGTCTGTTACTCCGTTTAATGATCGTGCTGAAACAGGCCTTCCGACAAGAGCTAATCCGAGTACAGTTCCTGACAGTCTGATAGATTTCATTATTGCTAAAGAAGGATTCCGAGCATCGGCTTATTGGGACGTAGAACAGTATACTAATGGTTACGGAACAAAAGCTCGTTCGCCTAACGAAACAATCACGAAGGAAGTTGCACGTTCACGTCTACAATCAGACCTAGCAAGACGAAGGGCATTTGTTACTCAGTACGGGTTGAATAACGGCTACAATTGGAACGAAGATCAAGTGGATTCACTTACGTCGTTTGCATATAACCTAGGCACCGGATCACTGAGTCAGCTAACAAACAACGGCACTAGGTCTAACAGAGAAATTGCTGACAAGATTCCTCTGTACAACAAAGCAGATGGACAGACACTTACAGGTCTAGTTTCACGTCGTAACGAAGAAGCTGATTGGTTTAGACAGGCCACTGTGTAAGAGGTAAATACAGCTATGAGCACATTAGAAAAAAATCTCTATAAACGAGTGCAATCAGAGCAAGATCAAGCTCCTCGCAGACCGCAGCCTGCCTCAATTTACCGCGGTATTTCCACAGTTAATCCTTCAAATGACGGATTTCGTCTGTACGATCTTGCTATAATTAAACAAGATATTATCAACCACTTCTACATTCGTCAAGGCGAAAAATTAGAGAACCCTGAGTTTGGTACAATCATCTGGGACGTTCTTTTTGATCCGCTTACTGACAACCTCAAAGAAGCAATCGTTAACAACATCGAAGACATTGTTAACTCCGACCCTCGAGTTGCTGTTGAAGACGTGATCGTTGACACGTATTTTAACGGTCTACAGATTGAATGTATTCTAACGTTTCTTGACTACGGAATCTCTGAGCAGCTTAAATTGCAGTTTGACAGAGAGAACGGACTGTTAGCATAAATTATATACGCACTTTTCTCTTTCAAATAAATACTAACACAATAGAGGATAGTACATGTCAGCCACTGATAGACAAAACCGTTTACTAGTAGCGGAAGACTGGAAACGAGTTTACCAAACATTCCGTAACGCAGATTTTCAAAGTTATGATTTTGACAATCTAAGACGCACAATGATTTCGTATTTGCGTGAAAATTACCCTGAGGACTTTAACGATTACATCGAGTCTTCAGAGTATCTTGCGCTGATCGATCTGATTGCGTATCTAGGCCAAAACCTAGCATTTCGAATCGACCTAAATGCTCGTGAAAACTTTCTTGAGCTTGCAGAACGCAGAGAAAGCGTATTGCGTTTGGCTCGTCTAATAAGTTACAATCCAAGCAGAAACCAAGCAGCAAACGGCCTTCTAAAGTTTACGTCTATCAGAACTTCAGAAGATGTGTTTGACTCAAACGGTGTAAACTTGAAAGGACAGACTATTCGCTGGAATGACAATACCAACGCTAATTGGTTTGAACAATTTATTAAGATCATGAACACTGCACTTCCTCTAAATAGTGTGTTTGGTCGTCCTGTAAAGCGTGATAATGTTGCAGGCGTTCCTACTGAGCAATATCGTTTTAATGCGTTGAACACAACTGTTCCGGTTTACAGTTTTCAAAAGAACGTAGAAGGCAAGGCAACTTCCTTTCAGATTGTTTCTACAGATGTGTCTGACGGAAACATTGCAGAAGAACCACCTCTAGTTGGCAACAGTTTTGCTTATTTGTACAGAGACGACGGCCAAGGCCCCGGAAGTACAAACACCGGTTTCTTTGCGCACTTCCGCCAGGGCAACCTTGACAACGGACAATTTTCTATTACACAGCCTGTTGCTAACCAAGCAGTAGCAGTTGACAGCGTAAACATTAACGACTCAGACGTTTGGTTGTACTCTCTTGATGCAAACGGTAACGAACAAGAGCTGTGGACAAAAGTTGATTCAGTGGAAGGCAACAACGTCATCTATAACAGCATTAGCCGAAATGTTAGAAACGTATACAGCGTGCTAACTCGTGCCGACGACAGAATAAATCTAGTGTTCGCAGATGGAGTATTTGGAAATCTGCCAAAAGGCAACTTTAGAACTTACTACAGAGTTAGTGATAACCGCAGAATGGTTATTACTCCGGCAGCACTGTCTGGTATTAGTTTTACTATACCTTACCTAAGTAAAGCAGGAAAACAAGAAGAAATAACGGTTACTGTAGCACTACAAAATACTGTAACAAATAGTTCTACTACAGAGTCTAGCGACAGTATTAAGAACAATGCTCCTGCTACTTACTATACTCAAAATAGAATGGTTACAGGTGAAGACTACAACGTTGCGCCTTTGGCAATCAGTCAAGACATAGTTAAAGTTAAAAGTGTTAACCGAACATCAAGCGGTATATCACGTTACTTCGACTTAATTGATGCAACAGGGAAATACAGCACTACAAACTTATTCGGAACCGACGGTGTAGTCTATAAACAGCCTATAGAAAAGTCAACGTCTTTCTCGTTTACAACACAAACAGACATCGAAGGTGCTATTATTAATGTAATAGAACCTATTCTTGAAGACAAGAGAACAGAGCAATTTTACTTCGATAACTTCTTTAAGATAAATGCAACTGATTTAAACGTATTCTGGTTATCGGAAACAAAAGATACAAACACTTACACTGGATTTTTAGGTAATAACGCAGAAGACGAATTAGATAATCCTTTGGTTTTAGGTTCTTTTACTACTAATAGTCTGCGTTTTGTAACGCCTAATAGTCTACTAAAGTTTGTAGCACCAGACGGTTCTTGCTTTGATAAGAATAACGTGATACAGACAAGATTGCCTACTAAATTAGGCGATAAAACCTACTTATGGACTAAAGTTGTAAACATATCGGGTAACGGCGTTGAGCCAACCCTAACTGAAAACTCAGGCGCGATATCTCTAAGCGACGATATTCCAGATAGAGCACAGTTGACTAGAATTATTCCTAAGATTGCTTCTTCATTAACTGATGATGTAAAGCGTCAAATAGTTGATCAAACATTTGCGTTTAATAACTACGGCTTGCGTTTTGATGCAGAAGCAGGCGAGTGGAGACTAATAACTGCTTCTAACTTGAACGCTAGAGCAGAATTTAATACAGGCTTTGCCGGCGATACAAGCGGCCAAGGACTAGATGCTAGTTGGTTAGTAAAGTTCGAAACAACCGGTGAAAGATATCGTGTGACATATCGAGGTCAACGATATGTGTATGAAAGTGACGAAGAAATACGTTTCTTTTACGATTCTACAGATAGAATATTTGACAGTAGAACAGGAAGAATAATCAAAGACAAAATATCGGTTCTAAGTATTAACACTCAGCCTGATAGTACCTCACCGTTTACATATAACATTGATTGGGAAATTCTTGAAGAGTTCAGAGACGCAGAAGGTTATGCAGATACTTCAAAAATTGAATTAACTTTTGCCGATAGAGATAACGATGGTGTTGTTGATGATCCGGAATTGTTTGATGTGATTGTGGCACCGAGCAACATTACTTCTGACAACTTAGAAGATAAGATAATTGTACAAGAAAAGTATACAACATCTGCAGGAACAGAAGACTTTAGGTACGTCGATGCTGCTGAGCTAGGTATTGAGTTAGTATCAACCGAAGCAGAGCTGTCAGCGCCGAGCACATATCAAGACGGTGCACTTTCTTATATCAGAAACAAGAATATCTTTAAAGAGTTCGACGAGACAACACTGACCTGGAATGTTACTAGTGATTTTAGAGCGTATGTAGGCAGAGATAAACTGAAGTTCCAATACTTACATACAGCAGATTCTAACAATAGAATTGATCCAAGCGCCAGTAACATTATGGATACATACTTACTAACAAGAGGATATGATAGAGAATATCGCTTATTCTTAGACAATCAGCTGGAGCAACGACCTTTACCACCGAGTTCAGATCAGCTATTTAGGTCATTCGGTAGTTCGCTGAATCAGATAAAGTCGATAAGCGACGAAGTAATTTATCATCCGGTTAAGTACAAAGTACTATTTGGATCAAAGGCAAACGAAGACTTGCAGACAACATTTAAAGCAGTTAAAAACCCAGACCAAGTGCTTAATGACAGCGACATTAAGTCAAGAATTGTCAGTCTGATTAATCAATATTTTGCTTTAGAAAATTGGGACTTTGGAGATACATTCTATTTCCAAGAACTAGCAACATTTGTAATGAATAGAATGGCACCAGACTTGGTTACGTTTATTATTGTTCCGAATCAGCTAGAACAAGCATTTGGTAGCCTGTTCGAAATAAGATCAGAGCCAGACGAAATTTTTATCAGCGGCGCAAATGTTACTGACGTTGAAATAATCGACGAAATTACAGCAACACGGTTGAATGCCAATGGTAAAGTAGTAACAACTTCAGACCTGTCAACTGGAAGAGATATACAGTCTTCGCCAGCAGCAGGCATAACAAACAGTTCCGGAGGAATTAGCTTCTAATGCCAATTAACGATCAAAACAGTTATCCATTACCAGCAGAAGGTAACGACAACAAAAGAAGAAGCGCCGAACTACTGCCTAGATATTTTAGAACTCAGGCAAACAAAAAGATTTTAGGCAGCACTTTAGATCAACTTGTACAACCAGGTGTTGCCGAAAAAGTATCTGGTTACTACGGTCGTCAGACTGCAAAGGCATTCCAGCCTGGCGACACTTATATTGAAGAAGTAAGCAAACAGCGTCAGGATCGTCAGCTAGAGCCAGCAACTGTCTTTAAAGACGAGCTAGGCAACGTAGACTTCTATAAAGACTACACTGACTTTATAAATCAGATTTCTGCGTTTGGTGGAAATGTCAACAACCAAAGTTTGTTGAACACACAAGAATATTATGCATGGAATCCTAACGTAAACTGGGACAAGCTCGCAAACTTCCGTGAGTACTACTGGTTGCCAAACGGCCCACAAACAGTCGGCGTAGCTGGACAAGCTCGCGAAGTTACCAGTACATTTAAGGTTACTGTAGAAAACCAGGGCGACAACACTGTTTATAACTTTTCTAGCAGACTTGCAGGAAATCCCACTCTTACTTTGTATAGAGGACAGACCTACAGATTTGAAATCGATACACCAAACTATCCGTTTGCGTTTGTTGTAAACAGAAGTTACACTATACCTGATCCAGACGAAGACAGCGAGAACATTTCAAGTCTTTATGTTAACAACCAGACGTTCTTCGATATTGATGGCAACGAAATAGATCCACAATATATTGAAGAAGGTGTCATTGAATTCACAGTTCCGATTGAAGCACCTGACGAACTGTACTATCTCAGCGAAAGTAATATCAATACCAGCGGGTTTATCAAGGTATTCAACATCGAAGAAAATACCGCTATTAACGTTGAAGAAGAAATATTAGGCAAAGCAGCGTATACCAGCAGTAATGGTGTTGAGTTTACTAATGGCTTAAAAGTAACATTCAAAGGCGAAGTTACTCCTAGAATATATGCACAAGGTGAATGGTATGTTGAAGGAGTAGGGACCAGCATCACTTTGGTTAACGAAAGTGATTTAGTTATCCCAGCAGCATATTCAGATGATGTACTAGTGCCATGGGGTTCTGGTCCGTTTGACAGAGAGCCGTTTGCAAATGCCAGCAGTTTTGCAGGTGAAAAAGATTACATCGTAGTCAACAGAGCTAGCCCAGATAGAAACGCATGGAGCCGTTATAACAGATGGTTCCATTCTAGCGTTGTTGAAGCAAGTGCAGCATACAATAACAGCATTGTTGATCTTAACTTAGATGCGCGAGCCACTCGTCCTATTATTGAATTTGACCCTGGCCTACGTCTTTTTAACTACGGTACACAAGCTAAGGCTGATATTGACCTTATTGATAACTTTACAAAAGATGTGTTTTCGGACGTTGAAGGAAAACTAGGTTACAACGTAGACCAAACTCAGCTAGTTGAAGGCATGAGAGTATTGTTTACTGCTGACACTGACAGCAGAGTAAATGACAAGACCTATCGAGTGACTTTCCTTGACGTAAACAACAACAGACAAATATCACTAAGAGAAGAACCAAACACGTTGCCACAAGAAGGCGAAGTTGTCTTAGTCACAAACGGCACTAGAAACCGAGGAAAGCTATATTGGTACAACGGTGCAGACTGGCAAGAAACACAAGAGAAGACCGAAAGAAATCAGCCACCTCGTTTTCAGCTATACGATGCTGCCGGTAATAGCTTTAATGATGCGACATATTACTTAGAGTCTACGTTTGTAGGCACAACGGTATTTGAGTACATACAAGGCGAAGGTAATCCAGATAGCGAGTTAGGCTTTCCAATCCAGTATCGAACAATTGAAAACGTAGGCGATATCCAGTTTAACTTCTCTCTAGTAAATGATACATTTACCTTTATTGAGGATGACAGTCTTACAAGTAAGTCGACAGATACTGGTTACCTGAGAAGGTACTCGGACCTTGAAGAGTTTACTGTGCAAAATGCGTGGGCAAAGGCTCGTAAGCCAAGTAGCCAAGCAGTAATACGTCAGTACGTCTTTGACGAAGCAACAGACACTGTAGACATTGATGTTTATGACAACAGCAGTAGTATTAGTGACCTTGAATTAAAGGTTTATGTCGACAACAGCATTAAGATGCTAGACGACGATTACATTATTAACCGAGACAGAAAAGTAGCTAGAGTCGTATTTACGAGCGAGTTGCCACAAGACTCTAACGTGATTCTTAAGGTTAAAAGTAACACATCGAAAAACGAAAACGGTTACTATGAAATAGCTCATAACCTCGAGCGTAACCCGTTAAACAATAAGATCACTGAATTTACTTTAGGTGAAGTCAACGACCACGTAGAAACAATTGCTGAAAATGTACCAGCGTTTAGCGGTACATTCCCTGGCAAAAGTAACCTACGAGATCTAGGCGAGTTAGACGCGTTTGGTAAGAGGTTTGTACAACATAGTGGCCCAGTGAACCTGGCATCTTATCATATCACAGACCGTTCTGCAAATATTATCAAAGCATTGCGTTACAGCAGAGCTGAATATGCTAAGTTCAAGCGTGTGCTTCTTCAAGAAGCAGTAAACCTAGGTATTGACTCGTTAGCAAGAGTGCAGCTTGACGAGATTTTACGCAGAATTAACTCAGTGAAACCAGAAGGACATCCTTTCTACTTCACTGATATGTTGGGTATAACAACGTCTCGTAAATTTGACATTGATATCCAAGGTGCTAACAACAACTTCTTAGCACTAAGTCAACCGTTCTCTCTTGATTCTTTATCGGCGCGTTCGGTATTAGTGTATCTAAACACAAAACAATTAATCCACGGTATCGATTATGTGTTTACTGACGAAGGATTTATCGATGTAACAACACCGCTTGAAAGAGGTGATGAAGTTGAAGTAGTTGAGTACGATTCAACCGACGGTAGCTTTATTCCAGCAACCCCTACTAAGCTAGGATTGTTCCCAGCGTATGTGCCAAAGATCTTTACTGACACTACGTATAGAGAACCAAGAAAAGTAATCCAAGGCCACGACGGTAGTATTATTGTTGCATACAATGACTACCGTGATGAGATCTTGTTAGAATTTGAACTGCGTGTTTATAACAACATTAAACAGCAGTACAACAAAGATCTATTTGACATGGATTCATTTGTTCCAAGTGACTTCCGTGATACTGGATATTCGCAGGCATCTATTGACCGTGCAATGATCAAAGATTTTGTTGAATGGTTAGAGATCGCAGGCAACCCAGATTATACGTCTAACACAAACTACGACCGTACTAATCCGTTTACTTTTAACTACACAGGCACACTATCGCCTACAGGAGTTCAGTTAAACGGGTACTGGAGAGCAGTATATAATCATGCGTATGACACCGATCGTCCTCATACGCATCCTTGGGAGATGTTAGGATTTACTCTAGAGCCAGAATGGTGGCAGGAGCAGTATGGTCCAGCACCTTATACAAACAACAACCTAGTAATGTGGCAAGACCTAGGCGACGGCTTGATCAAAGAGCCAGGCAAACCAGAGCGTCGTCTTAAGAAGTATGCAAGACCAACTCTGCTAAGACACATTCCTGTAGATTCAGCTGGACAACTTCGTAGTCCGTTGGCTAGCGGCTATGCACAGAACTTTGTTGATAGACTAGGAAGAGACAGCTTTAAGTTCGGTGATCAGGCGCCTGCTGAGTCTGCTTGGAGAAGAAGCTCTGAGTACCCATTCAGCTTGCTTACTTCTCGTGTACTAAATCAGCCAAACGCTACGTTTGCAACAGGATTCGACCTGTCAAGAATGAAGCGTAATCAGGTAGGTCAGATTATCTACACTGAAACAGGCAAAGCTATTCGTCTAGAAGACATTGCGTTCCCTAACGCAACTGTTGATACCAAACGAGTTATTACAAGTGGTCTAGTAAACTACGTTTATGACTATCTTGCTTCTAATGTGTTGCTAAGCTATAACACATACAAAGAACAATTAGCAGGACTGCGTAATCAGTTGAGCTTTAAGGTAGGCGGTTTCACCGAGAAAGAAAAATGGAACATTATCCTTGACAGCAGAACACCGTTTAACCAAGGCAATGTATTCCTGCCTAAAGAAAACTATCAAATATTCCTGAACACCACGTCGCCAATTGATGTAGCAAACTACAGCGGTATTGTAGTTGAGAAGACATCGTCTGGCTTTGTTGTAAGAGGTTACGATAGAGAAAATCCTGTGTTTGAGTATTACCCAGCGATTATTTCTTCTAACGACCCTGTTATTAATGTTGGCGGCGTTTCAGAACCATTCCTTGTTTGGGATGAAGGTAAACAGTATGTAAAAGGTCAAAATGTAAGATACAACAACCTGTTCTACAGAGCAACTGAAACTCATGTCAGTACCGAAGCATTTGACAGCACTAAGTTCTCAAGAATTGATACGCTACCTCGAGTCGGCGGCCAGAATGCTGCTCTACGTAAAAACTTCCAGCGTCGTCCGAAAGAACTTGTTTACGGAACGGTGTTTAACACTATTCAAGAAGTAGTAGATTTTATGCTTGGATACGAACAAGCACTTATTAAGAAAGGCTTTATTTTTGATTATTTCAATAACGAGCTAGGACAAATCGAAGACTGGACTTACAGTGTAAAAGAGTTCTTGTTCTGGACTACTCAGAACTGGCAAGAAGGTAGCGTTATTGCTATCAGTCCAGGCGCAGAGCAAGTGTTGTTTAACAGAGACTTTGCAGTAGTTGACGACATCTTTAACAACTTCTACGACTATTCATTGTTTGCAGCAGACGGTCGTGAACTAGAGCGCAGATTTAGTTCAATTGCAAGAAGTAACGAAACAGAATTTGGTCTAAGTGTTGTTAATACTGACAACGGTATATACCATGTTAAGTTGCCATTAGTGCAAAAAGAACATGTTGTTCTTATTGATAACCGGTCGGCGTTTGACGACATAATCTATCAGCCAGTTACTGGCTATCGACAAGAGCGTGTTCAAGTTACTGGTTATAGAAGCGACGGCTGGAACGGCGGCCTAGATATCCCAGGCTTCATATACGACTCAGCTGAAGTAAAAGAATGGGAACAGTGGAAAGATTACGCTGTTGGCGATCTTGTAAAGTATAAAGAGTTCTTTTATGTAGCAATATACGATGTACCAGGAAGCGATGTATTTGTTTCAGGTAACTGGAAACGCTTAGACGAGCGCCCAGCGGCTAGACTAATACCAAACTTTGATTATAGGATTAATCAGTTTGCAGACTTCTATGACCTAGACACTGACAACTTCGATGTTCAGCAGCAGAAACATGCTCAGCATTTGATAGGATATCAGAAGCGTCAGTACCTACAGAACATTATTAACGATGACGTTTCACAGTACAAGTTCTATCAGGGCTTCATACAGGACAAAGGCACACGTAATTCGCTAACAAAATTGTTTGATGTTCTAGGAGCAGCAGACAGAGACAGCCTAGAGTTTTACGAAGAATGGGCTATACGTCTTGGCCGTTATGGCGATACTGAAAACAGCAAAATCGTAGAGTTCAAGCTAGACGAAAGTCAGTTCAGACTAGATCCTCAACCAGTTGAGTTAGTTGACAGACTGCCAGAAAACGCAACAGACCTTGTTTATCGTCAAAGACCTTTTGAGGTATACAGTGCACCAGAAGGGTACGACAACAAGCCATTTATGGTTGCAGAAAGAGACAACTCTCAAATACGTTCTGCAGGTTACGTTCGTAACGACGATGTTGCATTTAGAGTAAGTGACAAACAAGATATCTTACTAGGAACCCCTGCTCTTGTAGGGTTAGGTGAGTACATCTGGGTTGTTGGCTTAAACGAAGACTGGGACATTCTTCAGCACATTAGAAGTACCTTGAGAGTTACAGCAATTGAAGGCACAGATGACGTTGTTGACGTTCGCGGCGACACAACTAGCCCAGCAGCAATTGTTACATTTGACAACAACACAAAAGACCTAAGTATAGGTCAGTACATTGCGATACAAGGAATTGCAGAAGCAAATAATAACTTTTATCAAATTGAAGATCTAAGTTCGAACACTGCAACAGTAATAGTACCAACAGGCATCGAAATTGAAGACCAAGAAGACGTAGATGGTTTCATTAGTACATTACGAAGTGTTCGTACAACAACTATAGCTGATGCCAATGAAGTAGTCAAGACCGGCGTGCTTGAAAACCAGCGGCTATGGGTCGACGGAACAGGCTTTAATAACTGGAGCGTATTAGAGAACCAAGAAGTATATGCAGAGTCTCAAGTGCTGTCGAATCGTTCAACTGAAGAAGCTTCAATTGAATTTGCACAATCAATAGACGCAACCAGCGACAACAGAATTGTAGTTGTTGGCGACTATACGCTAGGTAACGGTTTGGTGTATGTCTACAACAGAGCATCAGAATCAAATGATCTGCAGATCAATAATGTTCTTACAAGAACAAGAGATATTGAAAACAGCATTGACCTAGGACAAGAATTTGGTAAGAGTGTTGCTATAAGTGATGACGGTAACTTTATAGCTGTAGGTTCTCCTTCTGCTTCTAACATCACTGATCCGTACCAGGGTGTATTTGATCCTGCCACACCTTATGCTCAGAGCGATATTGTTCGTTACTCAGCACAGTACTGGTCGGCAAATAGAAACGTAGATCCTCAAGAAGAAGAACTGCCTTACCTGTCGTTTAACAGCTATGCGTTTATTGAAGAAGAGACAGACAGTACACAAATCATACTACTTCTGCAAGGTGCTCCTTTTGTAGCAGCAACAGAAGTAGATCACATTCTTGTGAGAGCGCCTAAAGATCAGTACGATGCAAGTATTAACTGGATTGACGATGAAAACCTTGATAGAATCTATCTTGAATGGAACGAGTACACTAATCTAAACAGAATCAACAACAATAGTACTTCAGATGTATTTGAACAGATTGTTCCGTTTGGAGATGTAAACACAGATGTCACCGATGTAATAGACGTTGAGTTTATTGAAAAAGGTCACGATATTGTTCGTAAGGTAGACAATATCCTATACATTGATCAAGCACAATCGCTGCCATCTGTCGGCGATACTGTAACAACAGATTCAGGTTCAGGCGTTGTATACAAGAGATTCCAACAGGACTTTGACCTAGTACTTTACCTTGTTGATGTTCAAGGTTTCATTGATGTTACTGATTCGCTGTTCTTTGAAGGTGACCTAGTTGGAACATATACACAGCCAGGAACTACTATCAATCCAGAACTAGGCGGATGGTGGTACATTGAGACAGATTCTGGTGATTCATCAGAATCTGTATATACAAACTCAGAAGCAGATGCATCTATCGATGACTTTGGCGATCAAGCAGTTGGTTTAGTGTATCAAGACTTTATTCAAGTACGAGCCGAAGCGCCAAACCGTGCAGTCAACAAGTTCTACAACATAGCAGACGAATTAGGCGAGCTGGGCGATACTGAAATCAGAAGCTTCATAACCAGCTTGTCGTTTGTTGGGGACATTCAACAAACCAGCGGACAAACTGTTTACGAAGACTCACGTTGGGTTATCAGACTGCCTGCAGACCAAACTGTACAGCAGGAACTAATTTCTGCAGGCGAATTCCAGTTGTGGGTTAACAACAGTTTGGTTAGCGACGATGTTACTGACTACGGGTTTGACTACAGTTACTTGAACGGTGTACAAGGCCTGTCGCCAGTAACTCACACAATTGAAGAACTGTGGGATGGTTATATTGACTTTGACTTTACTGTTACACAAACACAAGACATTGACGGTGACGGCACAGTCGGTGACTTCTATGAACCAGACGGTTCGCTAGGCATTGACCCAGCAACAGTGTTTGACGACGTTACTATAGCAAGAGCAGAAGTTGTTTACTATCAAAAGCGTGCACAAACCAAAGGTAGGATTTACGTTAAACTAAATGCAAACAACCAGTCTCTTGGTAGAGAGTTTACAGTAAACAACATAATAAGAGTGGACACTGTTGAAGGCAGTATCCCAAGTAATCGTATTATGGGTGTTATTACTGACGTATCAGTGGTTGACAACGGCCTAGGACCGTTAGCAGTTATTGATAAAGGAACCCCGTTTGAAATAGCAGCAAGCGAAGAAGCTGATAGGTTCTCCAATCCTTACAACGACTATGCACTAGTTAACGGCGAGTACTGGTTCTATGATGTCAATGCAGAAACAGGCAGAGACAGAGCAGCTAAGTATCCTAGTTCAAGTAGTCGTGACTGGTCTCAGGTATTTAACATTCCGGTCCTTACTACTAAGGATCCTAACGGTATACCAAACCAAGGCGTTTTTGATATCTTTGAAAGAGCGGGAAACAACTGGGTATGGGTATCTTCTTATTTCGTTCCGCTCACAGGACAAGATTCTAATGCAGGTAAAGAACTACAATTTGCAAAAGAAGGCAACTTATATAGACTATTTGTTTCTACAGAAGACAAGGTTTACGTATTTAAAAACGGCTTTGATGCAGACGGTGTCGAATACAAATGGGCGCTGGACACTGACCCAAGATACAGAGGAGAGCTAGGAGCTATTCCAAGTTCTGTGCAGATTAGTACCGGAGACATTGTAAGATTTGACGATACTCTCTACACAGCAAAGACAATTGTAACTAGTAACGAAACTCCTGCAACACTTGGTTCGACTAGCAAATGGGAACTATCAGGCAACAACGTTGTAGTTGAAAGCTTCTTGCCGCACACAGCAACAGAAGATCTTTACGGAGACAGCACGTTCACTGATGCAGGTGTACTAGAGTTTGCAATCACAACAGCAGTTTCTAGCACAGGTCAAGTAGTTGCGATCACAGTAGAAACCGATAGTCAAGATTCTACAGACGAGGACTATCGTGTTCTAGTATATCGTCAGCAGAACAATAGATATGTTCTGTCACAGATTATTGATCCTGAAAGAGCAGGCACAAGGTTTGGTACTAGTATCTCATTATCACCAGACGGCAAAACTCTAGCAATTGGCGAACCAGATAACGACGAAGTAGCTGACAACCAAGGTCTAGTAAGTGTTTACAAACTAGCCAACGGTCAGTTCGAGCTTGCTCAAATTGTTGAATCTTCAGCTAACGAAAGAGCAGTAAGATTTGGCCAGCAGGTCAGCCTAACCAGCAACTTCCTAGCTGTTAGCAGTTCAATATCTGATATTGTATTGCCTACAGACTTTACTGACAGTACAGTCTTTGATAACGGCTTCACTACTTTCTCAGAAAGATGGAATAACATTGGCGGCGTTACACTTTACGAGTTAATTGACGGCACTTACTTATACGCTGATCAGTTAGAATTCGATAACGCAAACGTTTCGCAGTTTGGCGATGTCTTGCTAGCTGTGCGAAATCACGTTTATGTAGGCGCACCTGATCTAACAGTTGATGACCGTTTGGGCGCACTAATCGACTTCAGACGGTCACAGGGCGTTAGTGCTTGGAATAAGATAAGAGAGCCAAAGCCGGTTATTGACCTGAATAAAATCAAGGAAGTTTATCTGTTCGACAAGCGTACAAATCAGCTAGTCACCTACCTTGATTACATCGATGTACGCCAAGGCAGAATAGCAGGCACAGCAGCGCAGGAAATTAACTATAGAACATTTGTTGACCCTGCTCGTTACAATATTTCAAATCAAGAAATACTGCTTGACACTGTTAACAATTGGGAAGAAGAAAACGTTGGCAAAACTTGGTGGGATCTAAGCACAGCAAGGTTTGTGCATCCATACCAAGGCGATCCAGTATTCCAGAGCACAAATTGGAACAGCTTGCTTCCAGGCGCATCTATAGACGTGTACGAATGGGTAGAGACTGATATCCTACCTTCACGTTGGGATGAAATAGCTGATACGTCCGAAGGAGTCGCAAGAGGCGTTAGTGGACAGTCACGCTATGGTGATAGCGTGTTCTCACAGAAGCTCAAATACGATCCTGTTGCAGGCAACTTCAGCAATGTTTATTACTATTGGGTGCGTAATAAGTTTACTGTGCCTAACATAGAAAGCAGAAAGATCAGTGCAGGTAACCTTGCTAGGCTAATCCAGGACCCAAATCAAGAGAACTATCAATACGCAGCATTTACTAGCGACAACCGTTTTGTTGTGTATAACATAGACAGCTTGCTTTACAGCGACGATATTGTACTGGCTGTAAACCAGTATACGCTAGAAAATCAAGAACAGAATGTTCACGCAGAATATCAGTTGATATCTGAGGGACTAGAAACTAGTCTTCCTAAGCGTGACATTGAACGTAAGTGGTTCGATAGTTTGGTCGGCGCCGACGAAAGAGGTCGTGCAGTGCCTGATCCAGACCTTAGCCCAAGACAGAAGTACGGTACATTATTCCGTCCTCGGCAGAGCTGGTTTGTGAATCGCCGTGAAGCACTCAAGCAGGTTATCGAACGTGCTAACATTGCACTAGCGTCTCAACCAGTAGTTGATAGCAAAGACTTAACAAAATTGTTGTCAGCAGAACCAATGCCTGGAACAGAAACAAGACTGTACGATTATGCAATCGATACTATTGAAGAATTGCGTTTCATTGGTACTAGTCGTGCAGTGCGAGCTACACTAGACGCTACTGTCGTAGATGGAAGAGTAGTTGACGTTGACGTTGTAAGTCCAGGTCGATCTTACAAAGACCCAACGTTCGATAATTCATCCGGTGGCCAGCGTCGAGGACCGTCTGTTACAGTACTAGGAAACGGTGAAAACCTACAAGTTGAGCTGTTCATCGATAACCTAGGCAAAGTCTCAGGCGTAGATATCATCGATGCAGGCGAAAGCTATACTGGCAACATTACTTTGTTAGTAAGACCGTTGTCAGTGCTGGTACGTGCTGATTCTACAATCGGTGGACGTTGGGCAATATACGAATGGAACAGCGGCACGGGTGAATGGCAGCGTTCTAGCACACAAGATCATGATGTGAAAAACTTCTGGGATTATGCCGACTGGTATGCCGAAGGGGTGAACCAGTTCACACTGGTAAACTTTAGAGTTGACCAAACATATCAGCTGCCATCAATTGATGACGATATAGGCGATGTAGTTAGAGTTGAAAACGTCGGTACTGGCGGCTGGTTACTGTTACGAAAAATTAACGACTTTGATACTAACGACACTACTCTTAATTACGAGACCATTGGTCGTGAAGATGGCACAATTCAGTTGAACACATTGTTGTATGACAACAGTCTAAACGGCGTTGGTTTCGACAGAGCAAGTTATGACAACAAGTTCTTCGATGCAGAACCAGCTATTGAAACTAGAATAGTTATGCAGGCTCTTAAAGAAGACCTGTTGATCGAAGAACTAGCAGTTGAATATAACGCACTGTTCTTCACGAGCCTGCGTTATGTATTCTCTGAGCAGTTGAACGTAGACTGGGCGTTTAAGACCAGCTTTGTTAAGGCTAAGCACAATGTAGGCGGACTTGATCAAGACATCACATTCCGCAATAACACGTTGCCAAGCTACAACGATTATGTAGAAGAAGTGAAGCCTTACAAGACCAACATTAGGGAGTATGTAAGTGCACTAGAAAGAGTTGAAGACACAAATTCTGTAGTTACAGATTTTGATCTTCCGCCTCGCTACGACGAAGCACAAGACAGAATTATACCACGTCAGGTTACTGTTGTTGACAACAACCTAATAGGACTTGATGCAACGTTCGACGAGTATCCAGATAAGAACTGGACAGACAACGTTGGGTTCAAAGTAACCGAAATTCAAGTGTCAGACGGCGGCTCGAGATATTTATTTGCTCCAAAGGTTACAATTACCGGCGGAGGCGGAGCCGGCGCAACAGCACAGGCGTTTATCAGCAAAGGAAAAGTAAGAAGAGTTCAAGTCCTAACGGCTGGTAATGGCTACTTAGGAGCACCAACAGTTACACTAGCTCCACCAAGCAACCAGGAAGGCGTAACAGCAAATGCCAGTGCTACAATAGGTGAGTCTGTTGTGCGTAGTATGCGAGTTGAGATCAAGTTTGATAGAATCGCAAAGCGTGCCGCTATACTTACTCTTGACGAGAAGCAGACGTTCATTGGAACAGCAGTTAACACAGAATTTGCACTTAACTGGCCAATGAGTTTGTCAGACAGCACAGTTACTATTACTATAGATGGTCGCGAAGCACTAAGAAGCGAGTATACCTTTAGAAACGTTACTGACAACAGCTTGTCTTATGAAAGACAGCATGGCGTTATTGAGTTCTCAGCACCACCTGCTCTAGATGCAAACATTGTTGTGAATTACAAAAAGGATTCTTCAATCCTAACTGCACCTGAGCGTATTGACTATCTTTACAATCCTACTTCAGGCATGATAGGTAAAGACATTAGTCAGCTAATGACTGGCGTAGACTACGGCGGCGTAGAAGTACGCAGCTTTGATTTTGACACAGCAACAGGCTGGGACAACGACGAGTGGGCAACATCACCTTGGGACTTGTATGATACAACCTACGAAGATCTTGTGTTTGAATTAGATGGCAGCACAACACTTCTAGAACTTGCTTCACCGTTAGAAGACGGTGTTGTCTACAACGTTTATAAAGACAGCGAGAGTAACTACACAGGCGGAGCAGTTTTTGGCGCATACTATAATGCTGTTAGAATTGACGATCCTGACTATGACGGTTCAACAGTAATTGACAACTCAAACGCTGTGATGGAAAGTATCACAGGTGACGGTGCACAAACAATTATTGATCTAGACGAACTAGGTGTGTCAACTGTTGACGGCGACATTCTTATTATACGTAAGAGCACAAGTGACGGTAGCTTGCTGCCAGATACTACTAGCTTTGATACACAGCTTGACGGTGGTAGCTTAAACTACGGCAACGCAACTGGTCTAAATGCTGAAGATATTATAGTTGACGGTGACTTGTTTGTTACTCCTATTACAAGCGGCGGCCCTGAAGAATTAGTTCCAGGTCAAGTACTTGATTCAGTAGACGTTACAGTTTACGAAAGAGTAGGTGACGGCCAGGCCGAAATATTCAATCAGAACTATGTTACTGATGGAGTAACTTTAGAGTATACACTAGGTATTAAGCCAAGCAGCGTCGACGGCGTAATTGTAAAACTTGGAGAAACAATTGTACCAGAAACCGAATACGAAATAGATATTCAGAACAATACATTAGAATTTAACGACGCACCTTCAATAGGACAGAAGTTAACTATCCTAACTGTTGGGCTAAGTGGTAATAATGTTCTTGACATTGGAACAGTTGTGTCTAATGGTGCAGAAAAGATTATTGAAACTTCTGTAACTTTACGTGCTGACGTTTCTACACTGTTGCTAGTTAATGGCGAAGTTCAAGGTAGCACAGATGTTCTAGTACTAGAAAGAAACGGTCTAGTAGCGTTCGAGTTCGCTGTTGCACCGGTACAAGGAGCAGTAATTGACTTTGCTGTATTCGTACAGCCGGAAGACGGTATACAGACGTTTAGTCGTGTGTTGAGAGACACGTTTACAGGTGACGGTAGTACCGCAGCTTACACGCTGTCACAGGCACCAGGCGCACAAGACCCAGTTGAGTTCTTTACTTTGGTAAATGTTGATAATGTTATTCTTAGCCCGGGCTATAACAAGCAGTTTGTTATTGACAACACAACTCAGCTAGAGTACAGCTTCGATAACTTCCAGATACCAGACTTTACTATTGACCCTGCACAAGTTAGAGTCTTTGCAGACGGTAATGAACTGGTACGTGGTCGAGATTATCTAGTAACAATTGCAAACAGTAGCTTTAGACTAGATCCTGCTTTCTTAATTGAAGGCACAGTAATCGAAGCATATTACACTGCTGATGCAGACTACTTTATTGATGATAACATCATTACGTTTGCTACTACACCTGATATGGACAAGTCTATTGATGTGTATCAGTTTACTAATCACGATGTACTGGATCCAGAGCGTATCAGTTACGATATTACAGCAAGAAGTCATCTTGTTCCTGGAACAGACGAGTTTACAACTTATCACAACTTGCGTGGCGGCAAAGTCATACTAAGAAGTGCTGCCGCAGGTGTCCAATATGTTTGGGTAATTGTAAATGGCAAATTGCTATCACCGTCAGATGATTATACGTTATCTGTTGACAACAAGATAGTTTATCTTGTAGAGGAGCCTGAAGTAGGTGATTCTGTTGATGTGTTCCACTTTGCAGCACCTGTGCGCACACCTCGTATGGCGTGGAGCAAGTTTAAGGACATTCTCAACAGGACTCACTACAAGCGTGTTGATAATGCAACCGGTCTTTCACTTGCACAGCCTTTAAACGAGTACGATTTGCGCATTGAAGTAAATAACGCAACGTCGTTAGCAGTGCCAAGTAAAAGCAGAAATGCACCAGGCATTATCTTTATCGACGGTGAGCGTATTGAATACTTTGTTAAAGACGGTAATACACTGCGTCAACTACGTCGTGGCACACTGGGTACAGGTGTAAAAGAAACTTACCCAGCCGGCACTACAGTAATTAACAACAGCAGTAGCAAAAATATACCGTATCAGGACAAAACTGTTACGCAGGTAATTGAAAACGACGGTAGTTCAACTAGCTACGAGACACAGTTTAACCTAGGCGGTATAGTACTGAAAAGTAGTCAGACTTACAGAGACTTTTTTGAAGTGTTTGTAGGCGGTCGCAGGTTGCGCAAGAATGCTAGACAGGAATACCAGTTTGATATGGTTGATGAAGATGGCAACATTGTTCAAGCAATTGCACCAGATTCACCCGCAGGCGACATAGAAGTCGACAGAGAGTTTGACATTGTAGTGGATTCGGCAACTAAGGATGTTACCTTAGAGCTAGCAGAGTTGCCGTTAGAGAATGAAAGCATTGTAATAGTAAGGAAGACAGGTAGACTTTGGAGCGATCCAGGCACTGCATTGAAGGATGCTGATAATTCTATTGGCGATTTCTTAAGAAAAAGCATAAGTGAATTACCTGAATAAATACACTAACGAAATGGAATAATCACACATGGTAAACGAAACTAACGGCGTGTTCATACAGGGACACATCAAAATACACGATCCTGAAACTGGTGAGGTTCTTGTCAACAAAAAGAATGCTATCCATTATGAGAATATGAGTATTGCCCTTGCACAGAGCTTGGGCAACGAAGGCAACGGTCCTATATCTGAAATGAGCTTTGGTAACGGAGGCACTAGTATTGATCCTACAGGTGTTATTACGTATCTTACTCCTAATTCAACAGGCACTAATGCTAGTCTCTATAATCAAACATTCAGTAAAATTGTCGACGACAGAAACGCTAACAATTTGGATCCGAATAGAAACAAGATAGAAACAAGACACGTAAGCGGTACGAACTACACTGACATTATTGTTACTTGTTTGTTAGACTACGGCGAGCCAAATGGGCAGGATGCGTTTGATACAGCAGCTTCAACAGACGCTCCGTTTGTGTTTGACGAACTAGGACTGCGTAGTGCACCGGTTGCAGGACAGGAAAGAGGCAGATTGCTAACTCATGTTATCTTCCATCCAGAACAAAAGTCACTCAACCGGTTGATACAAATTGATTACACCGTCAGAGTGCAGAGTCTCAGTGGAGGTAATACCTAATGCCGTATGAGGTTCGATTTACTGATGAGATTAACAAAGGCGTAATCGTTGTTGAAGACAGAGAAATTAACAGCGACGCAACTAGCCTAAGTTTTCCTGGCAGAGGTGTAACAAATTACGGCAAGGTTATTGCCGAAAACTTGTTACAGATGCTCGAAAACTATGCGTTTTCAGTTCCGCCAGACAATCCTGTCGAAGGCCAAACATGGTATGACAATACCTCAGGTATTGATCAGCTAAAAATTTATGACGGCACTCGCTGGATTCCTGCTAGTGGCATCTTTAAAGGAGCGTCTGCGCCAGAAGTTGCGTCAGCAATAGCCGGCGACCTTTGGGTAGATACTGATAGTCAACAGTTATACCTAAACAGTGGTGCTGGTTGGATACTTGTAGGTCCTGAGTTTTCAGGAGGTTCTGCTACAGGTCCTAGATCTGCACTACTAACTGGTACTGATAACATTAACTATACAGTATTAATACTAGATGTCAATCAAATTCCGATTGTTATTCTTTCAGGCAACGAATTTACACCTAAAACAAATATTGCAGGTTTTAACACTATTAGACAAGGTGTTAATTTAAGCACTAGAACGCTGAATGGCAGCCAATTAAAATACCGCGGCATTGCAGAATCTGCTGAAACACTGCGTATAGGTAATAATAACGTTAACAGCATTAACTTTATGCGATCTGATCTTGATACTTCTACTAGCGGACAGTTAAGTGTTCGTAACAACAGAGGGATTCAAGTCGGTGATAGCAACCAAATTGCAATGTTTGCAGCAGGCGAACGTGGTGTTATCAGAAACAACTTTAGCGGATCTAGCCTAGACCTAGAAGTAAAACAAGGAACCAACTTTTTAAGCGGATTGCGAGTTACTACTGATGCAATAACTGGTAACTTAGATGTTAGGGTCGGTAATCCAGCAAATCCAACTACAACGTTAGACGTCTACGGCGTTTTGAACGTAGAAGATAGTGCGGTTGTCAAGTCAACTGCTGAAACTACTGAGTTAAACGAAGGTGCTTTACAAGTATCTGGTGGTGCTAGTGTTGCAAAGAATGTTCAAATCGGCGGCGCTTTAACTGTTGCCGCCGGGATAACGTTAGAAGATGACATTACAGGTAATTCATCTGATCTTATCGACTTTAATACTATTACAGCAAACAGCTTTATTGGTAACCTACAGGGCAGTGTTGTTGGTACGTTACAAGGCAGTGCGTCAAGTGCAACTAGGCTAATAAGTGCAACCAGTTTTGAGATCACAGGCGACGTTACTGCTTCACCTATTTTATTCGACGGAACAGGCGACCTAACAAAAGTATTTGATACTACACTAAGCAACGACTTTATTGCTGGCAAACAGTCAGTACCTAACCCGCAGCGTGATGACGAGATTATTATCAACCGTATTTCGGGCGACACAGGGTTGTATAAGATTGCTCAGCGAGACATAATCAAGAACATACCGACTAATCCGATAGGCATGTTTGTGCCGTTCGGTGGACAAACACCTCCGTCAGGATGGTTGTTGTGTGACGGAAGCATTGTTAACAAGTCTGATTATCAAGATTTGTTCGATATTATAGGTTATGCGTTCTTGGACGAAGTAGAAGTCGGCAATAGAGGCTTTACACCGTCTAACCAGTTCTTTGCTCTACCTGATCTTAGAGGAAGATTTCCACTTGGTCTTGACAGCATGGGCGGTATTGCAGCAGACAGAGTTACTGACCTAGCTGCTGATACACTAGGTAATACCGGCGGCACAGAAGTTAAAGACGTAAGTACAAGTAACTTGCCAGCACACGAACATAATTTAAGATCGTCAGGATTAAATGCCAAACAATATTTTGCAATCAGAGATGTTGAACTTGACACACAAAACGATTCACCGGAAGTAACTGATCTTAGTATTTCTACAGGTACTAGCAATGTTTCTGGCATACCAACAAGCGGTGGTATAATAGGCGGCGGTGTATCGGGTAACGGCGACTACAGAACAGTAGCTGGCGAAGAGCTTGGCGTACCTCTAGGGGTAATGAACCCTTATGTAGCTGTTAATTACATAATTTGGACCGGGGGCTTGTAATGAGTTATATTTTAAATAAGACAGATGGATCTATCTTAACAGAGCTTGTAGACGGCATCCTTGATACAGACACAACTGATATTTCACTAGTTGGTAGGAACTATACTGGCTATGGTGAGTTTATCAATGAAAACTTTATTCAGATGCTGGAAAACTTCTCTAATACCAATCCACCAGTAAGCCCACTAACAGGACAAATTTGGTACGATACGAACATCGATAAGCTAAAGGTATATGATGGCGAAGAGTTTGTTCCGGCTGCGGGTAGCTTTGTTTCTCCGGATAGACCACAGGATCCAACAACAGGTGATACATGGTATAAGTCAGACGACGATCAACTTTACTTGTACGACGGCAACGATTTCAGGCTAATAGGACCACAGTTTAATGCATTGCAAGGGCAAAGTGGCGTAATTGTTCGTACAATCCTTGACAACAATTTGAACGCGAGAACTGTACTCGAGTTAAGAGTCGGCACTTCATTGCAGGCAGTCATTTCAGCAATAGACTTCATCCCAAATAACACGCCCGGAAACATAATTCCGCAGCTAGTTACTACGCAAAACCCAACCGGCCGTATTAGAGAAGGATTTAATATAATAGATCCGGTTAACTTTGTATTCAGAGGCAGCGTTTCAACAACGGAAGCTCTTATTGCACCAGACGGCGAGCAGATCTTGCCTACACAGTTTTTACGTAACGACGAAAACGGCATCTTACTAGGCAGCCTAAGTGTAAGAAGTGCAGCAGGTATCATCTTAGGCCCTAGTCAGAACACACGATTTATCGTTTCTGATGGTTTGACAATACAGAACACGCAGGTCGACGACAACATAAACTTTGTTGTAAACAGTTCTACCAGCGGTCTAAGTTCTACACCAGCACTTACAATACGAACACAAGAACAAGCGGTTGGTATTTTCACAGGAAACCCTCAATATACACTAGATGTAAACGGTGATGCTCGCATTACAGGCGACTTACTAGTTGAAGGTGACACAGTAACCGTTCAAGTAGAAACATTACAGGTTGAAGACAAGAACATTGAGCTCGCAGTTAGTGCTACACCAACTGATTTAATAGCAGACGGTGGCGGCCTAACACTTAGAGGTGACACTGACAAGACTATTAATTGGGTTAATGCTACAGCAGCATGGACGTCAAGTGAAGACTTCGATTTAGCTAACACAAAAGAGTATCTAATCAACGGAACTCCTGTTCTTGGTGCTAATAGGTTGTATGACGGTATTACACAAGCCACTGGTCTAACACAAATAGGTACACTTACTAGCTTAACAGTTGATACAATTACGTTGGATAACTCTACAATAGGAAGGACTGGTTCAAACACCGGCTTGACAATTGCAGCTAACGGTGGCGACATCAGTGTAACCAATAGTAACATAACACAGGTTGCTAATCCTACACAACTAGACCATGCAGCAAACAAATCTTACGTCGATCAGCAGCTAAGAGTTGATCCGTTAGTGTTTGCACTTGACGTTACAGGATGGGTTCAGCCTGACATAAGAAAC